TTTTAAACTTAACTAATCAATCAGACTGGTATCTTCTTCATAATACAGTAAGGACTTGTGTAAGAGAAGGAAAAATAACAAAAGATGAAGAACAAATATATAAAGATATTGTTGATAAAAAAATAAATAACTTAAACACATAACGACAAAGTAAGCGGCTGGCCGATGGTGTTAGCTGTGCCGCTGCGTGTTGCCAGTCCGCTTGACTGACTTGTTAACTGCTTAGCAGTATTAAATGAGGAAACATGAAATCTATATCAAGAGCAATATTGAAAGCAAAAAGAGAACTGCCGGATGATTGTAATATTATTATACGAATTTCCAAAGACAATCTTGCTGTAGAGCTTGAGGTTCACGAAGATATATTGTCAGTTGAGCAGACAGAAACTCTTTCGACAGACGTTTATAACGCAATAAAACAAGCAAAAGAATATGTTGAGTAGGCAATTAACGATGAGCTAAGCTGCGCCGGCAGCAATCAAGAACAAGCCCCTGCACAAAATCCGGCGTCAGCTTGGGCGACTTGTTATAATGCCTAAATATAAAGAGAGGAAAATATATGTGCTTTTGTAATCCCGAAATTAAATCACCTTATTGTGGTAGTTTTATATGTCAATCGCAACTACTGAGGCATGACGGTATAAAACCAATTGAAACGCTTGAAGATAAAACAGCACGGCTTAAAGCCAGATTGCAGTTAATATGGGAATGGATCGAGACTGTTAATAAAGCAACAGGCATTGAGCCACCAGAAGAATTTTTTAAATGGTTCGATGATAACGGAAAACCATTATAACAGCGTCAATAAGCGGAAAACTTTCCGCTTATTATAAATATTAAAGGCAAAACATGGAAAAAATTAAACTATCACTCCTTGAAAAACTCTTCATCTTTGAAGAAGGATTCAGAACTAAACGTTATATTTGCTCAAAAGGACATCCAACAATAGGTATCGGTCACAAGCTTTTAAAAAGTGAAAAGTTTGTAACTATCACAAAAGAACAGGTTTTCGAGTTATTCCAGAAAGATATGGCAATAGCCCGTAAAGCTGCAAATAAGTATTCATGGTTTAAAGATTTAAATGAGCCAAGACAGGCTATCATTCTTTCAATGATATTTCAGCTTGGTGCTAAGGGTTTTGCATATTTCAAGCAAACAATACGCTATATTGAGCTTGAACAGTTTAATGCAGCAGCAAACGAGATGCTTGATTCTGCGTGGGCAAAACAGACACCAAACAGGGCAAAGCTACATTCCAAGCAGTTTATGACAGGTGGCTGGATTCAGGAGTATGTCAATTTTAACATAGAAATATAATGAAAAGGCGGGTTTTATCCCGCCTTAATATTTTATTTCACTATTCCTGTCATTATTTCGGCTTTTCTTTCGGAAGTAATAAGGCCTTTACCTTCAAGATATGCCATGACAGCTTTATTTGATTCAAGATTAAGATTAACTTCTTTTAGTCTTGGATCATCAAGAATTGTAAAGAGATCATCCAATACTTCATCATTAAGTCTTTCAGCTTTTATTGCAAGTCTCTCCTGTGGTGTAAAAAGCAATTTAAACTCTACAGGCGAGATAATTGGTATAGGGTTATTGTTTTCAATTATAGGCACTTCAAAAACAGGATTAACCCATACACCGTCTATTAAAGAAGCTCCCTTAACAATATCGTCAGAGACTTCAGCAACATAATTAGCTGCTATTTCCGGCCTGTAAAGCAGGTCAGGATTACCATCACAAATATCTCTTATTACGTTATTCTCTACCCATGCTTTTTTCATTATACCGCCTCCGTCCATGCTATCATTACAAAACCATCTCCACCTGATCCAGAATATTTGGAAAGATCATTGGCAGCAGCACCGCCACCACCAGTTCCGCCATTACCACAAATAGTTAAGTATCCTGCGTTTGCGCCTGATCCTCCGCCACCTCCGAAACCCCCACTCCCAGAAACAGCATCTGCAGCCCCAGATCCAGCACCAAAGCCGCCGTTTCCTGAACCTATTTTTAACAATGAATAAGCGACAGTAGCACCAGATCCTCCACCCATTCCCCCGTCAAGAGAATACCCATAAACGCTGCCTCCTGAACCACCAGACATATTAAAAAGCATATCTGTATATATTAAAAGATCCTGTATTCTAAAATTAAAAGATTCTCTTGCAACGTCGACTCCGGCATAATACCCAGATGTCCCAAAGATAGGTTTTCCACCAGAACAAATAAAGCCTGCCCCACCTTTTGTAGCACAATCCGCAGAAACAAGACCAGCAGCAGGAGATTCACCAGCAAGTCTTGAACCTCCTCCGCCTGTTGCTATTTTGTAACTTGGGCTGGCATTTGTTATAATACCGCCAGAGTTTCCTATGCCTCCACCGCCAGTATAACACGCTGTAGCGGAGTTACTGTTTATGTTACCGCCATTCCCGCCTCCCCAAGCTCCGCCTCCGGTGAAACAGGTATTAGCGGCGCTTATTATATCACCGCCATTACCTCCTGTGCCATAAACACTGCCTGAAGCTCCACCGCCAGTATAAAGAGATGTCCCAGACGGACCAGATGATTTATTCCCACCTCTACCACCAGTAGCAGTAAAAGAATCTCTTAAAGAAACATCCACAGATCCTGTGCCCCCGCTGCCGCCTGAAAGAGCCGAGGAAGCTGGAGCTTGCCATGCGCCACCAGATCCGCCTGTAGCTGAAAGAAGTGTCCCTATAGAACTTGTTCCGCCCGCAATTCCATTGTTGGCAGCAGATATGGCAGATATGGCGGCTCCACCAGCTCCAACTGTGATTGTCGGAAGAGTTTCACCAGGCGTACAATCATAAACACCCATTGCAAAGCCTCCGCCGCCCCCTCCGGTAGAATGGTTACCACCTGCACAAGCTCCACTTCCACCACCGCCAATAACGATTAACATTAACTCTGTTATTAAAGCTGGCACTGTGAAGCTATAAGTTCCAGCTTTTGAGTAGCATATACATCTGTTCCATTTATTGATCTGCGAAGAGCTTTTAAAAAATTGACTCGCTGTACTCATTTAAACAATTCTCCATCCCTGAGTTGTTCCGGTATAAACAAAAGTTAAAGAAAGATTATTCATGTCACACACAAAATCTTCATCAAGACCCACGATTTTTTTACCATTTCTTGCTATAGTAAGATTATAATCTTCAAAAGACGCATTATAATCTGATATTGATATTCTATCATTAATAGATGGAGATGCTGGTAACGTTATTGTAAAAGCCCCACCAGAAGTATCGCAAAAAACATTCTCTCCCGCTGATGGGGCGTAGTTTGCTGTTTTTATTGACCACGGGAATTTTGTTCCATTGCCGAGTGTTTTATTTGTTAAGGTTTGCTCGCCAGACAAAAAAACATCTCCTGCTCCTATTTCAACCCAGTCAGAAGATACGCCAGGTTCGCTAAGCGTAACATTCGCAAGATTTAAGATCAATGCCCAGTATTTACTATTATGATAAACGCTTGCGGGTATATTCAAAGCACCGGTTAAGCTCGACCAATTACCTTTAAAATTTGATGCGGCAATAGCTATGTTTGCTTGAGCTTCTGCGAGCGTAACCTGTTCCTGTGCAAGTGTTACTTGAGCTTCTGCGAGATCTACTTGTGCCGCAGCTAACGCAACCTGAGCCGCCCCGTTTGTTGTTGCAAGACCGGCCTGTGTTGTTGCAATCCCTGCTTGAGTTGTTGCCGTTGTAGCCTTTGTGTTAACGTCTGTTTGCAGCGCATTAGCTTCTGTGGTAAATAATGATAGGGAGGCAACCCATGCATCAGCTCTTGAAACAAAGGTTGATGGGTCGTCAGTTCTCTGTGGTGCTGTTGGTAGTGCTGTAATTGCCATTAAGTTAACCCTTCAATTTCTATTGAGCATTGTGCGCCTGCGGGACTTTCCATTACGATTGAGAAATCCCTGAAAAAGCCGTAAGCAAACAAGCCCTCATAATCTTCATTGGCAACCCATAAAGCTGGCGTTGCCCGATAATCAGCTAAAAGCTTTTTTATATATCCTGCCCTCCCGTTTTCTACAAGTATTGAATCTGACAATGTATTAGAGTAGTTCCTTTCAGTTATAGAGTAATTACCAAAGACATCAACTTCTTTTCTGGAATAATCTATGATCCCCATAGATGCTCCCCATAGAGACTCGCCAATTTCTATGGAGTAGCCTGGGATCATGTTGCCGCATTTAATAGATTCACCTGTCCCTGAAAGTGTTACAGTCAAAATACCGTTTGTATAAACAGGTATATCAGTAACAACAAAATCGGTTTTTCTTTCTATTTCGTTATAGAAATATTCGTACCAATTATTTACTGTGCCTAAAATTACACTGAGGTCATTATCATAAACATCTATTGAATCTACTGTGAGCTTAATATTGATAGCGGCTGCTTCGCAATTCAAAAGACCTAATGAATTTATCCTTCCGAACTCGCCAACAACGGTTATTTCATCTGCATTTGTTGTTTGACTTTGATATGACTGATCAAACATTTTCCACGCATTTGTTGCTCCAAGTTCAAGCCAATCTGGAGTAGCACCTTCAAGATATGATGGCGGATATTTGTTTGTATTGTTTGTCAAAGCCTCATATATTTTGTGAGTTGCTATAACAATTACCTTGTCACCAACCACATAAGCTGTTGCTGAACTCCATTCTGAATAATCCGTTTCAGCAACGCTTGTACTTGTGAGATTAGAATCTGTTATTGCTGTTGGTTTTACTAATTTCATTAATTAAACCCTCGTTTCAGGCATACCGTCATAGTCAAATTTCTTCAATGTTTTTGCTGTTTCCTGAGTGTTTTTAGCAATATTAAAATTGCCTCTTGAAATCTCATCTTTTATTTCAGCAAGAATACGCTTTACGTCTTCATCGTTAAGCATTGATTTTATATCGCTGTTTGATGTTATCTTTGCAGGAGGAGTTGTAAGTATTTCTGCCCCTCTTTCTCCAACAACATAAGTCCCTTCTGCCATGCCGCCGCTGGCGTAACCTGGTATCGAAACTGATGTTGTTGGTATCTGTGCTGCTATTGCCTGATATTGTCTTATTGCTTCTTCTACTGAAAGAACGCTATTGTTTATATTTAGCAGAGCGTTAAGCTGGTTGTTAAGTTGTTCGGTCTGCTGTTTTAAGAGAGCGTTAGCGCCATCAGCTTCATATTGTGCATTCTGATAGTCTACAATAGACTGTTTAAATGTTTTAACGCTTGTATCTAATCCAATAACGGCATTATATTGCCTTTCAAGAGCTTTTATATTTTCTTCATGATTAATATTTTCTGTTTCTATCTGAAGCTCAAGGTTATTAATGACTTGCTGTTGTTCTGAAAGTTGTGTTCCAGATATTTTTTCAAGCTCCGATAAAGCGTTATAGGTTTTAAAGAAATCTCGCTTGTAATCCTCCTGTGATTTATACAGTTCCTGATCTGGGGATGTTAGCACTTCAAGAGTAGGTATAACTTTATTTAAGCCTGAAAGATCGCCTTTTCTTGCTGTTTCAAGTTCAAGAATAAGTTGTTTTTGAGCTTCTTTATATGAGATTTCGGAAGCTGATTCTTCCATGCTTTTTCTTGCGTCAGAAAAACTTTTAAATGTATTTTCAAGTATGCCTGCAGCATCGTTAGCTTCTTCGAGCCTCATGGTTAAAGAAGAAATAAGGCTTTCATGATTTTTGTTTATTTTTTCTTGCTCAGCATTATAAGCTTTTTCAAGATCATTTTTTGCTTTTTCAAGAATGCCGGTAGCTTCGTCGGCAAGATTTTGATAAGATTCAATCTGTTTATCTATGGACTGCTTAAGAACATCTTCTGCTGTTTTAAGCTGATCTTTTAAGTTATCTATCCTGTCTTTTTCTGCTTGGTCTAATTTTTCAGTAGCTGTTTTTTCGTCCTGCAAAATCCATATTCTTTCCTGAATACCTCTTAGAGAAGCGTCCATGGCAGATAGTTCAAGCTGACGCTGTATGGCTATTGCTTCTGTTTCAAAACCTTGCTCTTTTAAAAGTTCTATTTCAAGGCTTTGTTTTTCTTTAGCAAGATTGGCGGCTTTTTCAGCTTGTTCTGCAAGCAAGTCATTAGCTTTTATTTCATCTTCTTTTGCCCATATGGCTTGCTGAATAGATCTATTGCTTTCATCTATTGACAATATCTCTTTCTGCCTGCTTAAAGCAAGATATTCTGTTTCTGAAAGGGTAAGTTCGGCAAGCCTCATTTCAAGGGCGGCTTTTTCTTCTGATATTGCTTTGTTTTTTGATATTTGCTCTGCTTCGTCTTCAAGTTGCCATATTCTGATCTGAATAGATTTATTGCTTTCGTTTATAGTTTCAAGCTCTTTCTGTCTTACAAGAGCTGTGTATTCAGAATTTGACATTGTTAACTCGGCAAGCTTCATCTCAAGACTCGCTTTTTCTTCTGCTATTTTCATAGCGTCCTGAATAGCCCATATCTGTTTTTGCAAATCAATAGCAGCTTCCTCTTCAGCTGTCAGAGCTTTAAGGTCTGTTGTATAATCATTTATTGTCTTGCTTAGGTCGTCATATGTATCTCCAAGACTGTCTGATTGTTTTATTATTTTATCTATTTCTTCTTTTAAAAGTATTTCACCAACAAACCCTTCATCAAAAAACTTTCCGTTGTAAAAAACTTTTTTATACTCTCCAAGATCTCCTTTTTTCAACATATCAAGCAAGTCGTTTCCATATCTCACTCCACGATCTACTTTCTTTTTTTCTTTTTCGACAACAGCTTGCTCTTTTTCTATTAATGATATTTTTTCCTTAATAGCCAATGAGCCTTTTTTCATTTTTTCTATTTCAATATTTCTAAGTTCTTCAGTTGTTTTAACAAGAGTCAATAACTCTTCGTTCAGTGTTTCGAATACTGATTTTATGTCTCCCTGATATTTTTTTAACTCATCTTCATAAGTTGTTTTTTCTTCTTTTGGCATAGCAGCTTGTTCATCTTCTAATGCCCAAATTTTTTCCTGTAAGGATCTGTTGGATGCGTTAATACTTTCAAGTTCAAGTTTTCTAAGTGCAACTGTGTCACCTTGTAACTCTAATAATCTTTTTTCAAGACTCAGCCTTTCGCTTGCTATAGATTCACGCGCTGCTGTCAAATCCTGTTCAGCCTTAATGGCTAAATCAGAAGCCTCGGCTTCGTCCTCTAATGCCCATATTCTTTCTTGCAGTGATTTGTTTGAAAAATCAATATTGTCAAGCTCAAGCTTTCTTGTAAAAGCAAGATATTCTACCGCAGACATAGTTAATTCTGCATATCTTATTTCAAGTGTTTTTCTTTCCTGCTCGGCAGTAGAAACCGTTTCAATAACATTGACTTCATCTTCGAGCTGCCATATTCTTTCCTGCAGGGATCGATTGGATTCATCAATGCTTAACAGCTCTTTTTGTCTTCTTAATGCTGTTGCTTCTGTTTTTTTACCTTGAAGTTCAAGTAAGTTTATTTCCAGCTCAAATCTTTCTTCTGATATTTTCTGAGCCTTGCTTGTTAATTCTGCCTCAATTTTATTTTTATCTTCTATTGCCCATATCTGATTCTGTATAGATCTAAGGCTTTCGTCCATGACAGAAAGCTCTTTTTCTCTTTGAATTGCGAGAGCTTCAGTATTTTTACCTTGAGCTTCAAGCAGTTTTATTTCGAGCGACTTTCTGTCCTCAAGTATTTTTTTTGCTTTTTCAGCTGCCTCTGCCTCATCCTGTAATGCCCACAGATGTTCCTGCAGTGCAAGAGTTGCATCGTTTGCAGAGCTTGACAAACCATCTGTTATGACTTCTATTTTATCATTTAAACCAAACAATGCTTTTTGAAAATCAGAAGCTGATGTTTGTGTTTTTTTAGATTCTTCATCAAGAGCAGACATTTGTTTAAACAGGTCAGCTGATTTTTCTGAAAATTTTCTGAAAACAGAATAATCATTTTTATCTGAAGCATTATATTCATCGTAAAGTCGTTTTTTCTCTGCCTCTATAGCTTCTTTTTTGCTGGCAATAAGACCGAGTTGTACTTGAGAATTGTCAAACTGTTTTTGCAATAACTCTTTTTCAAGATTAAGCTGTTTTAATTTGTCAGAGATTGCATTTGTTCCGTTTTTTATATTTTCTCTTTCTATATTTCTCATTTCTTCAGAAGAGAGCGTATATTTATTGATTTCATCTTGAAGGCTTTTTTGAGCGTTAAAAACTTCATCCTGAACCGTTTTGAACAGATTTGTTATCTCTTCAAATTCTTGAAGCTGCCAAATTCTCTCCTGCAAAGATCTATTAGATTCATCGAGGCTTTCAAGCTCCCTTTTTCTTAGCTCAGTTGTATTCCCCATAAGCTGAAGAAGTTCATTTTCAAGGCCTATTCTTTCGCTTAAAACCTGTTCCTGATATTGTTTTTCACGATCTGCGAGTTGATCTGCTGCTGCTTTTGCTGCGTCTGAAGCTTCTTTTTCGTCTTGGAGCTGCCATATTCTCTCTTGAATAGCCTTGTTTGAATCATCTATACTTGCAAGCTCAATCTGCCTCTGCAAGGCTACAGCTTCTTTGCTTTTACCTTCAAGCTCCAAAAGCTGAACTTCAAGGTTTTTACGCTCATTGGCTATTTCTGTTGCTTTTTGGATAGCTTCCGATTCATCTTCTAAAGACCATATTCTTTTTTGAAGGTCTCTATTTGTAGCATCAAGACCGATTAACTCTTTCTCTCTTTTTATGGCCGCAGCTTCAGCGGTCTTACCTGTAAGCTCAAGTAACCTTAACTCAAGCTCATATTTCTTTGTAATGTTTTCATTGACATTACCTGTTGCAGACTGCTCGTCCTGCAATGCCCATACTCTTTCCTGTAATGGCTTGAGGCTATCGTCAAGGCTTGCAAGCTCAATCTTTCTTTGTATGGCGACTGCTTCAGCTGATTTGCCAGTAAGATTAAGTAATTCTATCTCAAGAGATTGCCTCTTATCAGCTATCTCAGCAGCTTTAGCATTTGCTGTTGCTTCATCTTCTAACTGATAGATTCTTTCCTGTAATGGCTTTAATGAATCATCCATAGCAGCAAGCTCAAGCTGTCTCTTTTTGGCAAGGAAATCAGAACTTGACATTGTAAGCTCATTAATTCTTAACTCGAGAGCTGATTTTTCGCTTGCAATCCTGGCTGCTTTTTCATTTGCCGCTATCTCGTCTTCTCTCGCCCATATAGCTTGTTGAATGCCTTGTACTGATTCAGGCAGCGTTTTAAGCTCCTGTTGGCGCTGAAAATTAACCTTGTCCTGCTCTGTTGCCACGCCGTTTAAAATATCAAGTTCAAGCTGCTTTGAAGCTCTTAAACTTTCACTGGCTGCTTTTTCATCTGCTATCTGTTGGTTCTGTGCGTCCGTTAATTCTTTTATCTGTTTATTGCCATATTCTCTTATAACAGCAAGGTCTGACTCTGATGCGCCCATGTCGGTAAGCTGCTTGATTGACTTTTCAGTATTATCCTTGATATTCTGTATAGACTTATCAAACTCTGACATATCCATCTGGTCGATAGCTTTTTGTGTGTCAGCAACCATTGATGTTATTGCATCAGAGTTGTCTTTTGTGGTCTTTTCGCCGCTTTCAAGAGCATCATAATATTTATCAGCAGCTTCAGAGAGATTAAGAAGTGTTGCGTATTGTTCTCTGCCTGATTCAGTGTTAAGATCAAGACTTTCAACCATAGCCCTGAAAGCATCTCTGTTTTCAGCCATTGGCAGGTTGATTGAAGCCATAGCTCCTGAAAGCTGTGAATATAGCCTTGACTGTTTTTCAGCGTCTGTGAAGAACTCATTAAAATAAGTGCTTGAAGATTCCTGTAACTGCTTAATACCACCAGCAAGATCAATAATGCTCTGTGTGGTTGCAAGTGCTATTTCAGGAATAGCGGCATTATCAAAGGCCTGATTGGTCATGGAGAGAATGTCTTCAACAACACCTTTTTCAGACACGACACGGATTGCGGTTTCAAGCAACCCCTCACCAACCTCCTGATATTTACCAATAAGCTCACCAAAAAGAGCTTGAATGGCAACATCTCCTGACGTTGATATCGCCTCTGATACAGCTTTATTTATTGCATCTGCATCGAGTCCTTTCAGGTCAAGCTTGCCAATATCAAAAGAATAAGAAAGAATCTGCTTTAGATTATCTTCTCCAAGATTAAGGCCTTTAGATATTGCAACCATAGTTTCACCCATGTTTTTAAATACATTGGTGAACATCTTACTTACATTTTCATCACCCAAAGATTCATAAAGTGTCTTATAATATGTTTTATCTGATCCAAACAATCCGCCTTCTTTTTTAACCTTGATATCGGCAAACTTTTGAATATCTGTTCCCATACCATCAAGAAGGTCGGATATCTTACCGGTTGAAACTTCAAGACCTTGTGCAAGAATGGTTGTTTTTTTAGAGCCTCCGAAAACAGCATTAGAAATGCCTAAAACAGCATCGTCAACAAATCCAGCTATATTACCAAGAAGATTTCCTATGATAGGCACATTTTTCATCAAATCAGATGATATGCTTGTGGCTATGCCAATTATACTGCTATATCTTGCAAGTGAATCTTGTGCATAAGAAGCGCCTCCAGACTCTCCCGCCACAGCTCCTTGAACTGTTGATATATCTGCATTTCTAACAATAGAAGTAACAAGGCCAGTTATATTCTTATTAAGACTTTCAACTCCAGTGTTAATATCTTTCAGCTCATTATACTGCTTTGACTGAATATCAGTCATAAAATCAAGACTGTTTGAAATGCTTTGGCTACCTTCTGTTCCACCAAGAACAGTGCTTGAGCTTGTTGAAGCTGCAGCACTCGCAGCTCCGCCGCCGCTACCACCACCGCTTAAAGAACCGCCAGCAGCAGAAACAATACCGGCCATTAACGCTGTCATTGCTGCTACACGTGCAAAGGCTGTGTAAGGATCACCAGCGCCCTGTGTTGTTATGGCAACATAAGCAGCAGAAATAGTTTTCTGTAAATTCATTGCTATTTCAGCAGCTGCAAAGGCCATTTCTATTTTATGCAGAGCTTCACGTTCTTTGGTATTCTCGCCATAAAGCTGTGATATTGTGCCGAAAAGCTGCCTATAACCTGATAGCTGACTTGCAGTATATTTACCCTCAAGCTCATCAAGTTCTTTTATTTTCTTTTCTCTTTCGTCTTCATTTGCTATAGCATAAGCTTCTTCACGCTTCTTTTTAATGTCATCATAAGTATCTTTATTTTTTTCAAGGTAATCATTAAGGTCTCTCATGGATATAACAGCATTGTTTATGCCATCTGCCATTTCATTGCCAAAAGAAGACGTTTTTAAAGAACCAATGGTTTCAGCAAGCTTTGAAACCTCTGTTTCATATTCTTTAAGTTCTTTTGTGTCGTAATAATCATTAATCTGCTTTAAAGATTTTTTATATTCATCTGCATTTTTTGCAACATCTTTAAACTGTTCGTTCAAAATCGCTATTGCTTCATTTCTTTTTAAATCAACCTGATCTGGTGCTGTTTTAGCCATTAAAGCATCATATTCTTTTTGTGCTTTATTGATAGCCTTCATCTGGTCAAGCTCTCTGCCAAGAGCTTTAGCATACTCTATAATTTGAGGTGTTGCGTTTTCATGCTGCAAAGCTACTTCTGCGGAAACCTCTTTTCCTTGCTTATAAGTTGCAATCTGGTCTTTCAGTTTTTGAATTATACTATCAATTCTTCCCTGCCTTGCCTTTTCAGCAGCTTCAGCTTTCTTGATAGCTGCTTCTGCATCCTGTTCAGCTTTACGCTGTGCTTTCTCTGCATTCTTTCTTGCATTTTCTTTTTGCTCATTAGCTGCTGCTAAAGCTAAAATAGATTTCTTTTCTTCATCAGTAGCGTTCGCAGCTTCAAGCTCTGCCCTGACTTTTTCAACGCCTGTCTTACCGGCTGTAATAGCCTGTTCCTGCAATTTTTCGGTAATAGACTTTATGGTTTTTTCATTCATCTTATCGGTAACTTGAGTAGTAGTGCCTATTATTGGAGACCATCCCCTATTAAAGGCATCGCCGGTATTTTTTGTTTCTATGCTCGTGTCTGTTATTGTTTTTAAAAGCTCTTTCTGATTTTTTATGGTTTCTTGCTGGGCTTTTTGAAGTTCAGACTCTTTTTTTAACACATCATCAACCATTCTTTGGCGTTCCAAAGCGGACGATGTGGCAAATTTTTGGATGTCAAGCATTCCCTTTTTTGAAAGTTCTGCCGCTTGCTCCATTGTTCCTGATAAACTTCTCAAATTAGCGTATTGGAGAACACTACCAAGAGCGCTCGCAAGTTTTAAAGCTCCTGATGCTGCTTCTTTGATAGTAGTAGACAAATCAGCTATAAATTGTTTGCCTTCTTCTGTTTTTAAAGCATTTGTAAAATCTATAAGTGCGTTTGTTGCATCTTTTATAATGCCCGTAGTATTATCTCCCATTGCGTCAACAATAGACTTTTTTAGATTGTACAGGGCGTTATCCATCTTGTTTAAACTACCTTGAACAGAATTACTCGCAGCTTCAGCAGATGCTCCGAATTTACCAGAAAGATAATCAGTAAACTGTATTACAGCTTCATTTGCAGGTACAAGACCATCTTTCATCAAATCTCTTAACTCTTTTGTGGTCTTGCCCATAGCCTGAGCGAACATAGGAACAGCGCCTGGTATGGCATTCGCAAGCTGGATATTAAGCTCCTGCGCCCTTACTGTACCGCTTGCAAGCATCTGCTGTAATGCGTAAAGAGCCTGTGAAGCCTGTTCGGGAGTTCTATGCAATGCAGTCATAGCTTCATTCAAGCCGGTATAAATCTTTCTCGACTGTTCAGCAGTCAAGCCGGCTGCTTTAGCGGATGCAATAAAACCTGTAAAGCTATCAACATTGGCTGTCATGGATTGACCAAGTCTATTAGCTTCTTTTTCAAGATATTGATATGTTTCGGCCGCTTGTTCGCCTGAATCGGAAACAGCTAATAAAGAATATTTAAAGTTATCTGCAATTTTGGCGGTATTAAGAAGTTCTCCTGCAAAGTTTTTTATAGAATTAAGGCTAAAATAAGCAGCAGCAAGGGCAGAAACTTTTGAAACAAGGCTATTTAAAGAATTGGTATGATTATATATTGCTTTGTTTGATTCTTGCATTAACTGTATTTTTTTAGATAGCTCCTGTGCCTGTTTTCTTTCAGATTCAGTCGCTCCAAGCAAAGACAATTTATAATCTGTTAAAGCTCCTTTGCCTTCTCGGAGTCTTATTTCCTGCTGCCTTAAAGATTCAATCATCTTGTCAATTGATTTTTGACGCTTTGATTCTTCATTACTTGCTGTTTTTGTAGCTCCAACATAAGCTGACATTGAATCAGCAATCTTCTGACTTGCTTTTTCAGCTTTTTCAGCAGATTCAGCAAGCTTATCAAGTGCTTTTGCAGCTTTTAAGATGTCGCTTGATTTGATTTGAATGCCAAGAGTTGCAATATCAGCCATAGTTAAACCTTCCTTAAACCGCCTGATTTAATTTTGTTTATATTACGTAAAGTGCTAAGAATATTTTTTGAAACAGCGTTTCTTTGATCTTCTGAAATGTATTTAAAATAAGGCTGTGGGCAATCAGTATCGGTAGCCTTTTGCGAGTAAGAAACGTATTCTGTGGAGAGTTCTCGGAGCATCTTTTTTTCCCAAGGAGTTAAATCAAAGTCTTTTCCCCATGATTCTATTTCCTGCCATGTCAAAGGAACTGATCCCATTCCTGTGTGCATGGAAACACCAATTTCAAATAACCATTCCAAAAGATACTCATAACCGACAAGCTCAGGCAGTTCTAAAGCAGAGTGATCTTCATTAATAGCTTTATACGTTTCAAGCCTGCTTTTTTCACTCTGCTTTTTTGCAGTCTTGCTTCTTGGCACAGCATGAAGCCATGCCAAGTGCTTAACGTAAAGCCTTAGTCTGTCAGTGCACTCTGCAAAAAACTTGCACGGTCATTGATTGCTTCTGCAACCTGTTCCCTGATCCATCTTACTTCTGTAAGAATATCAACTGCTGTTGCCTTTGAATATACAGGCTTTTCACCATTGTATTCAATATTCCACGCTGCAATACATGAAGCAAGCTGATCCGTTACAAGTTCATCAATCTGTTCTGGTGAAAGCTTCTGATTTCTTTTATTATTCCTGTCTCTTGCAATGTCAGCCTGAATCTTGCGATATCTCTTTGAATCAGAACCATAAACTTCAATAAACATTTCTGTGCCATCATCACAGACAAGAACTTCGCCTGTTACCGGATTAGTGATTTTAACTTTTGTGGTGTCTTTTGGTATAAAATTAAGAATGTCTGCCATGTTAATTTACTCCTGCTCTTGAGTTTTTTATTAAAAAAAAGATTTTCTGGCAGTATATATAATGTTACTATGATATACTGCCAGAAGACTATTAAACCGGCGCTACTTCAACTATTGAACCGTCAATTTCTACGTTGATATTTGCCATTACAATTGAATCAGGGCCAGAAATACCAGAAGTGGTATATGACATAATCTGACCACCGAAATATTGTACTGTGCCTGATGTGGTTGCAATGTTGTTGTGAGCTATCTTGAAAGAATAGCTGTCATCAGAATCAAGTCCCGCAAGAAGAATTGTCTGGCCTGCATCATCGCCAACACGTGCAGCCTGAATTGAAATTGCGCCTTCATTGTAAGAACCCTTGCGCTTAAAGGTCTTTCTTGAGTTGATAGGCGCAAAGGTAACAGTATTATACTGCTTTCCAAAGTCGCCCAGGTCGGTGATTTCGCCTACTTCTGTCCATGTCACAGCTTCAAAGCCTGCCTTATTGTAAGTTGCTGGTGCTGTTGCGGAAACAAATAGCTTAGTCCCCGCACTGGTATAGGAATTAGTTGTATCTGCCATTTTATCCTCATGTAAGTACTGTAAAAGGTATTGTTACCGGTAGCATAAACCAGCCGTTGCCTTGATTTATGCCGTTTTTATAATACGGCGGCGAATCAATCCTGACCATTAATTCTCCGTCCGTTATCCTTGTTGATCTTGGGAATGCTTCAATTATTTTGTTTGCCATGTTTATTGCCTTTATTTCTCCTGTTCCATCCCTGATGAAGCAGGAAACTTGACAAAACCCATTTTGTCTGTCCAGTTCTGATATTCCAAGACCTATTTTGTTTGATAACAAACAATCTATCTTGTAATAATCAATATCTGGTATAAAGTCAATATTTGGATACAAAATATTTTGCTGTAATCCAAGCGATTCTATATAATTATAGAAAATTTCGTTTATGCTCATTTTATCTTCTTCCTGATTATATCAAGAACAATATCATCAAACTCTGCTACTGTTATTCTTACCATGCCTTCCGGTGCTTTAGCTGAATACCCATTCTGTGAAAACTTATAGTATCCCGGCCCTGATTTACCATCCTTGCTTTGTTTTGATGTTAAATAAGTTCCTTTTTTAGGTGGGTTTGGATATCCACCATATTCAAGAACGGCTATATATGGCAATGAATTGGTTAAATAATAATCATCAGCTATATTAGATTTTGATACGGGCACAGCTTTAGCTTTTGTATTGTTACCGTCTTTATCTGTTCTTGAGGTAATATTTGTATCTACTGATCCGATACTTGCGTTCCAGTTAGCCTTGGCTTGACCACCATCTCCTGGCTGGATAGTATCATAAGGCGTTCTGTCAATTATCCTTTTAGACAACTCATATCTCGTCTCAACAACAACAGTTTGAGCGTTATCAAGAGCTTTCTTGGCAAATTTTTTTATATCGGACGTTAAGCCCATATATGTTCCATAAGAATTGGTGAACCATCTTCTTTTAATGCGTTAAGTTCAGGATATCTTTCATAGACACCGTCCTTTGTTCTTCCAAGATAAGACCAAGTAATACCAAGAAGCTCAACGGCCTCTAAACAAAGAGGATCAAATAAATCTGTCTGATATGCCATTTCTTGAATAAGAGGACAGTCAAGTCTGCAATGACAAATAACCTTATCAGTGTCAGAATATATTGATTTACTGTGCATTATGCTACATAGAGGTAAGATGTCGCTATCAGGCATTAATACCATATTATATTCTTTAAAGTTTTCAGGCTTACATTGAAAATATGCGTCAGCTATCATTGTCTTTCTCCATTTTTTTGTGGCAGTAAATACAATATGGAATAATCAAGCACCAGCCTATAATCCAAGCTAATAGAAAGCATATTACCATCTTGGCCTATCAAATATTTTAAGCGAGTCCTTTTTTATCCAGCCAGCATGGACTGTGTTATTATAAAAAAATCTCATGTCTTGTGTGCCAAACGAGCCTGAAAAGTTAGCAAGAGCTGATTTAACTCCGTTGACTGTGATCCGCATCTTCTGTCCGGTGCTGTGAGATCCCCAATCTAAAACGAACTTTATACTTTGCCCTACTGAAAAAGAGGACATAGCAGATGTTGCTTTATTAGCCGCTGTATCATACATCGACCACCCCAACCCAGAAACAGCGTAGTATAAAAAATCACCTGTAGGATCATTGTTTACTGAAATTATTTGTGTGTTTGTTGTTTTCCATTCTTTATTAAAGTTCAACAAAAGATCTAACTCAAGATGCCCTTGAGCATTCGGGCCTCTTAGTGCAGTTTTTAGCCTCGCCAGCTTAACATCATCAAGATCAAAACTAACTCCGGTTGTCGCTGTTGCTGCTTCGGAGACATAGGAGATTGAGCCAGATGTGTTGTTTGGGACGTATGGCGGGATGAATGGTATCGTGGTGTTTGTATAGGACAGTTCAGATATAAAAATCCCCTTAGATGCATCTCCTGCGTAACTCGTATTAAAGCTGTCATTAGTCAAGAGGATATTAGACGCAATTGTGGTTGCCCCAGTACCATGCAACACCGAGAAAAAACATCTATAATACCCATTACCTAAGGGTATCATAGATGCAAAAGTATTACTCTCTTGGCTATAAATATTGCCATTTTTTAGATCAAAAAAAATAGTTTTGGCAAGATTGTTTTTAGTAAGGATATACAGTCTAAGGTTTCTGCCATTATACTTTGCCACACATGATATATTTGTATAAGTATTATCTGTAACAGTACCAAAAGGTGTATCCCTTTCGATGTAGTGTGCACCGGTGACATTTGTGTCTGCAATAAGGAGCCTGTTGACTCCCCTTATTAATCCATCTACAGATACAGTGGACGCCGTCTTTGACCATGTGGATAAATCTTCTGTTTTCTGCGCTAACTGTGTAAACGCCGGACAACATCTCAAGCCATAATCTTCAATAGATGGCTGATTAACTGCAAACTGAGTAACTATTCCATTGACTATGCCATAGCGAGTGCCTGAAATTACACAAGTTGAACTTACTCCAGACAAAACATCTTTTAGGCCATCACCAGGAATCATTGGGATAGCTGAAATAGGCTTTTTTAGAGGTGATGTATATCTATCTCTTTTTAAAGGATTAGATGTTTTCATTAAACACCCTCACCAACCTGAACATAAAGAGTTGATGTTTCGCTTGCCTTACAAATAGCTGCTATTTTCATAGTTACACCTCTTGGTATTGAGAATGTAACATCAGAGCCTCCAATAATAGGAGTACAAGTATCAAGAGCAGTGCCTGTAGGTAATGTAGCAATTTGATCTCCAATACCTATGGACACAAAAACAGTACTATAGCTATCATTTACAATTCTTATTGTGCCTGCATCGGATGTTGGCAAGGCTATATTTGTTGATGATGTTGATGTAACATCTATTTTAAATGTTTTTGCCTGTGCATAAAATGGTGTCATTATAACCTCGCTTGAACTTCATATAAAAGATTGACTGATCCTGGCATTGTCTCTTTAATAGAAACAATCGAGTATTTTTTATTATTATCTAAAATCTTGTTTTCTGTGCTTATTGCTGTTTCTGAATATATTAAAAAACGCTTGTCATTTGTTTTAATTAAAGTACCGTCTATTTCTTTTGCCTGATATTCTGACTGTAAAAGATATATTGGTGTTAAAGTTTCCGAAATTACTGGATTGTATGAAGTCCCTGACTTGATAAATGATATTATTGAAGCCTGCCTGCCATACTTGGCGATCATGGATTGAGCTGTTGTTTTTAGCCGGTCGTATAAATCAGCCACGATAAACTCCAAAAGAAGTGCCAGAAGATATAAGGAACGGTGCAAGTAAAGCGTTTAACTGAGTATATGAGCTTCTTGCTGATGTGTAGTCCTGATACTCTATTTCTATATTAGCTACACGTTCACGCTTGACAGCCTGTGTACCTGTTGGGAAAAGATTCTCTCCGCTGTCAATAAGCAACGCTGCAATGATCTGAGCGGTCTTGATCTTTGCAGGTACATCAGTATCACCATTTCTTGGAAACTCGAGGTCTTGATCTTCATCTGTTTTTTCACCATAGTAAATTTGAGATTCAAGATAATCCATCGCTTTTATCAGCAATGTTTCAGTGTTGCCGGTGATAGTTATGTCACGGGCAGAAGCATAGTCTGTAAGTTCAAGTTCTGTTACATAGCTATTTTCACCGACAACAATGGCCATTCTATTACCTCTTATCTGTATTCAATCAGAGTTGCTTTAATACCAGTACCACCTGTTACAGCTATTGTACCTCTTAGATATTCAAAGATTGTATTAAGCTGAATAACGACACATGCGCCAGCAGCTATTGATCCTGTTGAATAACCTCCTGTTACAGACACACTGCCAACGCCCTTTACAGGAACAGTAGTTCCGCCATCTCCATCGATTGTCACTGTCAGCGCTCCAGCTGTAACATTGTCAAGAATAAGGACTGGGTTATAAGATGTGTTGAAGGTAAAAGTGTCAGACG